TATGGAAATTACTTTGGGAACAGCAGGTATCGTGGCATTGATTACTGCCTTGGTACAAATTTCAAAGGGTGCGGGATTAAAAACATCCTATGCTCCTTTGTTAGCAATTTTACTCGGTGTTTTTTACTTTTTAGCAATGTTTGAATTGTCTGTGGCTTCAGGAATAAATGGAATCGCTACCGGCTTGGCCGCTATGGGATTATATTCTGTAGGTGGAAAAACAGTCTTCAAAAAAATTGCACGCAAGAAATAGATTTTGATCAAGCTCATTACGGAGATTGCATGGACTATAGGTTTTGTTCGACATAACGTTCCTGTAGCTTAGGGGAATGTTAAAGTTTTCCACATGCAATTTCCATAATGGGCTTGATTATTTTCTCTGTATTGGTATAATGGAAGTGCCATATTTTTGGCAAAAACGTTTATCAATTTGCAAAAAATCCCTAGTTCTAGGGGTTTTTTGTTATATAAAGTTATACACAATTTGGTGTACATTTTGGCGAAAATGATTTATAATATATTTAAAGGTCGGAGCCTTCGTAATCATAAATAATAAAACTTAAAAACGTTATGTCAAAAAAATGCTTCGCGTGTAAAGTTAAACGCGAAAAAAAAGACCACTCGGTCTGTCATAAGTGCAATAATAAGAAAATTCTTAGTGTTAATGCTTTGACTATACTCGTCCTTTTGGGCGTTTTATTTTTGCTCTTTTTAGGAAATATCTTAATTAAATAATAAAAAAACAATGTCGATGAAAATTTGTCCTAAATGTAAAACATTTTCTGATGGTATTTATTGTGAATTTGATGGAAAAGAATTAGTAGAGGCTTATCATAATTGTGGTAAGTGTGGCCATAAAGTAATTAAACACCGCCGATTTTGTAATATGTGTGGAACTAAACAAAATAAATAATATGCCTAAATCTAATGAATGGGGAATCACTCAAGTTTGGAACGAGCAAATAAAGGGACAGCAACGACCCATGGAAAAAAGGGAACGGATTTATGCCTCGGAGATTGGTAAGAGTTTTTATGAGCGATACCAAAAAATGAACGCAGTCCCGTTTGATACACCATACAATGATCGAACACTTCGTAAATTCTCGGCCGGGATTTGGTTTGAGGATATGATTGGTTACGTCTTGAATAAAATCGGTATCGTTCAGAGTATGCAGGAATATGTAGATATTCCGGAAACAAAACAACATTTAAGAATTACGGGCAAGATTGACTTCTTAGCTGGTGGAATTGTTGATTGGAATGTAGCACGTGAGCGTGTAAAAGCTGCCGAGTTTCCTGAATTTGTACAGGGTATAGCCATGAAATTGATTGACGATTTTGAATCCAAGTATCCGAAAGGATTAGATGATCGGATCATTGAGGTTAAGTCTGTAAACTCTCAAGTATTTTGGGCTAAAAAACATTACTTACAAG